TGCAGGGGACGGTTGAGATGTATCCCCATCAAACCCAAGGCGGTCCTTCGGACTGACTCTTCGAGAGCGATGTACCCGATGGTCTGACCGTTGGTGATCAGCCAGTGTGCAAGTTCGCGACACACGCTGCTCTTGCCGATGCCCGACCCACTGCACAGGACCACCAGTTCACGCTGACGGAGACCGTAGGTCTTGTCGTTCAGGCCCGACCACGGGTAGTCGATGCAGGCCTCCGACTCTGGGGGAGACGAGATCGATTCCCACAGTTCGTTGCCAGCAACGATGCCGTCCGGTCGGAACACCTTGGCTTGCCAGATGGCATCGATGATCTCCTTGGTCTGGCCCTTGACCAGCATGTCGTTCGGGTCCTTCTCGGGGAGCCGAGCGATCTTCGCCTTGCCGGGGGACAGCAGCATCGCACACTCTTGCGCTGCGTTCTGTCCAGCAGGGTCCATGTCGAACATCAGGACTACCGAGTCGAACCCCTCAAGCCAATCGAGATTCTTCTTGATCGCCTTTACCGCAGAGTGGGCACCGTTCGGCAGGGAGACCACGGGCCACTTGTTGCCCTGACACTGGGAGACCGACATCGCATCGATCTCACCCTCGGTCACGACGACCATGCGACCCGTGGACTTCCACAGATGCCTGCCGTACAACAGCATCTGATCTGAATGCCCAAGGATTCTGAAGTCCTTGCTCTTGAACCGGATCTTCTGGGCGACGGGCAAGCCGCCCTCGTCGCAGTAGGTGGCGACCTGCACAGGCTCGCCGTTCAGTTCGGATGTTCCATAACCAAACAAGCGGCAGGTCTCTTGGGAGATCCGCCGCTTGTTCAGCGGGGTGGGTTCCGCTTCGATCAGTCTGCTGTTCATTGGTGTTGGTGCAATCCCTCCACACTTGTCAACATTTGTGGAGGATTCGTACCGTCCGCACCCAAAACAATAGCCGTGTCCGTCCGAGTACCGGGCAAGGTTGTCCTTGGACCCGCAGTCGGGGCACGGCTCATGGTTTACAAAAGTGCTATCGATATCTCCACACGCGGAAGTTCGTCCCATTGCTTCCTTGCCCTGAGAGTTTGTATTTGAGAGTCGTCTTCCCACAGGATCTTGTTTGATCCATCAAGCACCGCCTTGACATAGTTGTCGATGTCGGGCTTGGGGAAGGCCAACTTGGATGTCTTAGGTCGCTTGACAAAGATGTTGATCTCTGTCTCCAGCGAGCCCCGCAAGGGAAGCACCAGTCCGCAGAGGTCTGTCTGGCGAGCCAGCAGTTCTGGGAACTCCTTCTTCCACTTGCGGTACCGGGGCGGGTAGTACGCTCCCCACTTGGAGATCCTTGGTCTCGGACAGGGGCAGGGGTCGCACGGCACGCTGAGCAACAGGAGAGACATATCAAGACAGAGACCGATTCCGGTCCCTCTCAAAGAAACCATTAGAAGTCTTGGTCGTCCTCATCCTCATCGAAGGGGGAGGAAGACTTGACGGTGAATCCGTCTTCCTGATCGAACCCGTGGCTTTCAGTGGAACCACTGTAGGTCTTCAGTTCGATGACCTGCACAGCCTTGGGCCTGAGGGAGATCCCGAAGCCCATCGATGCGGCATGCCATGGGTACACCTCAGCGGAGATGCGGATGACGGAGCCACCACCGATGGGGTCGGAGTCTTCGGGAATGGGATTCAACTTGGCATCGAAGAGAGCGGGACGCTGCTCCCACGACTTGCCTGAACGGGAGGTGATCTTGGCCTTCATCTTGAACTTGAAGTCGATGAAGCCGGGAAGTTCTTCCTTGGTCTCGGTGTCGCTGTTCCACTGCTCGGCAGGACCCCAAGGAACCGGTGCCTTCTTCAGAGCCTTCTTGCCCTGAGCAGAGCAGGCCTCCCGATAAGCGGAGGCGTGAACGTCCATGATCTTCTCGATCAGGGCTTCAGCCTCGGTCTCGGGGAGACGCAACTTGACCTCGTACACACCCTCGGGCTGGAACTTGCGGTCGGGCTCGTTCAACTTGGGCCAGACGGCGGTGCCGGTGGGGGTGGTGATCTTCACGCTTTTCATGGGTTCTCCTATGCAAAGAAGTAATCTGCGTCACGGAGCAGATTGATATCCATTGTGCCTGACGGGGGAGGGTCGGGAAGATCCAGCCCTGTCAGTGCCCTCATCTCAGATACTACACCGTCAAGCACAGGAGTCGAGAAGATTTCCACAGAAACTTCTCGAATTGTAGCGGACATGATCCCGGCATGCTGGGCGTTGACCCCAATCGAATCGTGGATACATGAAAAACAATCGATGCCGTTGTGTGCCCCAAGGTTCACAGCAGCCATGAGAACGGCGGCATCGAGAGAGTGGACAAAGTTCGGGGAGATCCCGTTGACGTTCCGTGGGATGCTCAGGTCTGTCCCGTCAGACAGGATGCGGTGCTGCCTCAGGACGGAGCCGACGCTGGTCTTGACGGCTACGCGGCTGGACTTGCAGTAAGCCTGCTGGATCATCAGACCGTTGGGAGCGGTCCACCTGATCGGGTGCCCGTTCTCGACATGGATTCTGGCGATCTCCTTGAGCCAGTCCATGCACTCTCTGGCAGCGTGGACAACCTCGTCGATCGATTCCCAAAGCAGTTCGGTCAGGAACCTGATGGCATCGAAGACCACGGTGACGGGGAACGGGTGATGCCCAGCAGGGTACTTGGCCTGCACAGCAGACAGGTACCAGTCCCGGACGTACTCATGGGACGAGAACTTGGTCAGGCCATAGGGCATGCACATGACCACACGCTTGGTCGCCTTGCGGTCCACCCCGATCTCCAGCCAGACACGGGCATGGGGATTACTGGAGTTGAGTAGTTTCTCGACCAGACGGTCGGAGACATCCGAGTAGATGTCCCGTGGGGTTTCCGTGGGGAGACAGTTGGTAGCCAGACCTCCAACAGGATCTCTCAGCAGCAGCGAGAAGATCTGTAGTCCGTTGTTGCTTCCGTCCAGATGTACCGGGAGACGGGTTTTCGCCACCCCTTGGTGGATGTTCCACCACTCGATGCAGAAGGCAAGGAAGTTGAACGGCTTGTCTGCCTTGGTCCAGTCCATGTTGGCAAGGGGGTCCTTTCCGATCGCCATGATGAGACCGTGGTTGTCCTGAATGACCTTGAGTCGTTCACTGTATGGCTCCTTGTCATGCCCCCAGCAGTTGGCACCATGAATAGCCAGCCACGACATCCCATCGTCGTCGATGGGTTGTTCCTTCTTGAACGTAAGCAACGCCTTGGCATAGTCGGGGCCTTGAACATTCAAAAAATTTGAAGTCGGGTACACCCTGCCCCTGAAGTCCAGTTCCTGAGGGAAGTAGACAGCGCTGTCCTTGAACTTGTCTGCAGTCCAGATGGTCTTGGTCACAGCGATCTGCTTGGACCGTTCGCATTCGTTCTCGAACTTGATTCGAGAGGCATTCTTCCACCAAGATCTGCGGGTCTCCGTGTCCGCACCCTCGGGTCTGTCCGGGATAGGCACAGGTTCCCTGCGTGGAAGTTCACCGACCTGAAGATCCTTCTCCCAGCAGTGCTTCAAGACTTCAAGCACACGATGGTTCACACAGAACGGAGTGTTCTGGACCCGGTTCACCGCGGAGAACACAGCAGGCATTTCCAGATCACTGACCGCCTTGAGATAAGTACGGTTCCGTGTCTTGAGCAGAGGGCGACGGCCCATCTCAGGACCCCGGTATCCCCCAAGCCAGATCGAGGTCCACTCAAGAGGCTTGGAGATCATCGGCAGGAAGACCGGATGAAGAACCTCGGAAGCGTCGTGGGATTTCTTGAGCCACTCAAGGAACTCGTCGGTCGCCCTGACATAGGTGACCGACTTCATCAACGAATGATCGGTGGAGACTTCGACGATGCCGTTGGCCTGCCTGAACAGTTCGATGCAGACAAGACCCACCGAACATCTCTGCTTGGGGGTCCACCCCGGCAGGTGCAGGTGGGCTTCCTTGGCAACCCTCTTCAGGAACTTGGACCTGCCCCCTTCCACGGGCATCTTCATGGCCAACTTGGAATACTTTCTCCACCACCCCTTGTTGTTCCTTCGGGCATGAAGGAACTTCATCTCGTCTTCCAAGAACCTGCCCACGGACATCGACAGGGAGTTGATGGTCCGTGCCGTGGAGATCCCGTCGAGGATCACTCGGGATGTGTGCAGGGAGACCAGAGCAGGGTCCATGCTCTCCAGCAGGGGAACTACGGAATGCAGACGGCCTGCACTGGACTTGGCAGAGGACATCCAAGACTGCATAGCCTTGGTCATGTTCTCTACAGAGTTTACAAGAACCCTTTGGACAGCAGAGGTACAGGACTCCAGTTCAGATTCCCGTAGTTTCTGAAGTCTCTTACGGTACCTATGGATTCCTAGGGTTAGACCTTCAGTCTCTGGGTCCATCCTATGGTGTTCCTAGGGTAGATGATTTTGATGATATCCCTAGACAGGATTTCTATGGTAGACCTAGGTAGTCAACCCATAGGTTTCCCATGGTTGTCCTATAGGTATCCTATAGTCTTCCCATATAGTCAGCCTATTGTAGACCTCAATCCGAAAAATTCCTAGAAATTTCTTCAAAAAGTCGAAAAAATTTTTTTGGCAAATTTGGTTCGGGTGTCCCCTCCCGACTTTCAGGAAAGTTCCGAAAGGGGTAGGAAATCTACCCTGATGTGTCAAAACTGGGCACAGCGACTATGGGTTTTTTCGGGCACAGCGACTATGAGTCACCCGAGGCGCGCCCAGCCTCGCCCGCGCCAGCCCGCGTATGCGGGACACACGCGGGGATACGCTGGTGTACGCTCGTGTCACACGTTCACACACGATCCCGCACGAGCCGCCCGTAGCGTGCATGTGTTGGGTTCTTTTCTGTTCACTATGGGTGACCATAAAAGAACCCAATTCGCGCATGTTTCCTGCGTCTTCCCGAGAGATCGACCGCTTTTGATCAATTATCGGGAAAGATCAAAAATTTTCCCCTACGGGGAACCCAAGTTTTTTCGGGATTGCCCCTTGACAGTCGATGAAGCATCCTCCACAATAGTGGGGTCGATTCGGCGGTCGGATCGGCAGCAACCACCGCTCCCCAAGGGGAGCAACAGGAGAACTAGGCTATGCCTAGACCACGCTCATCAGAGTTCATGGCGGTCATCAATGCTCTCGAAGAGAGCAAGAGCGATCTCGGAGATCGCGTTTTCACCCTCGAAGACCTCCGGTCTTCGTTGGAGTCCAAGGTTTCCACCTTCGGGGCAGGCGGGAATTTCCTGCGGCGTGCCGTGCAGGAAGCATGTGTTCGTGGCGAGATCCGCAGTTTGACCCCCGGAACCTTTAGGTTCCTCGGTGGTTCGCCGTCTTCGGAACCTATGGGTTCCGATATCGATGATGATGATTCATCGACGATCGATTCGATCGATGGCATGTTCACCCCGAAGGTCGATAAGACCTTCAAGATGCCCAAGGCTTTGCAGGAATATATTCCTGCAATTTCCAAGCGTCTCGATCGAGGCGAGCATCAGAAGTTCCGCGTCTGCGGCCCGGCAGGGTGCGGCAAGACAGAAGGCGGCATCCAAGTTGCTGCACAACTTGGTCTTGACGTTCTTATTGTCGATTGCTCGATCATTCGCGAACCCCGTGACTTCTTCGGAAGTCGCACGGTTCGGGATGGCAAGGTTGTTTGGGTCGATTCGCAATTTAGTCGTGCTGTTGCCAAGGGCAACTGCATGATTATTCTTGACGAGATCAATCGCTGTAGCGATTTGGTCGGTAACGCCTTGCTTCCGTTGCTCGACTCTCGTCGAGCGACTTTGATTGAAGAACGGGGTTCCGTTCTTAAGGCTGGCGACGGCATCGTTTGGTGGGCAACCGCGAACGAGGGTGCTGCATACACTGGAACCGGTGCGATGGATCGTGCAGTTCAGGACCGCTTCCAGCGGACCATCGAGTTTACTTATCTTCCAAGGGAAGATGAGATCGACTTGATTGTTAGTCGTACTGGGCTCCCCGGTCGTCTCGCCGCCAACCTCGTAGAGGTTGCTGCCAAGACTCGACTTAATACCGACATCGGTACGGGCTTCACCCGCTCCGTCTCGACGCGGCAATTGATTGCTGCTGCGGAAGACCTGCGTGACGTGGGGTCCATGTCCTTACAGTATACGATCACGAACACGTTTGCAGGGCACGGCGGTGCGGACAGCGAGCGATCGATGGTTGCGAATTTGCTCGTCGGACAGGATTTTTCCCCTTCAGGGGAATGAAACGAATTCACGACTTTTCGCTTGACAGTCGGCGATCCTGCTCCACAATAGTGGGGTCGCCGACTGTCGGCGGTTCGATTCAAGCGAAGGAGAGTCCCCATGCGTAGTGTTTCAGAGTTGGCATCTTCGATGCCCCGTTGTCACGTTAGGGATCGCAGCAAGAGGGTGTTTACCCTCTCGTCCTCGGCGTCTCCTTCGGAGAACGCCGTGACCCTTGGCGGCATCAATATCTCCGATATTGAGAACGTGCCGATCGATCCTGCGTCATATGAGGCACGGGATTGGACCAAGCGATTGGTCCAAATCGCGTCCGAGTTGGCGTCTCGATATGTTGAAACTTCCATTAATGTAATCATTAATGGTCCACCCCGCAATCAGAACGATGTATCGTTCTCGTCGTCGGGCTTGATCAATCTAGCAAAGACCAAGGGTCTTTTCTACGCTATCGATTATGTTTGCGGCATGGTTCTCATGCGATCGGGAATCATGTCCGTGTTCAAGCCCACGGAAGAGCGGTGTACCGCTCTCATATGGCTGAAGAATGGCGGACCCGAGTCCCAATTCTGCAAGGCTTATTTAGCATTCGAGTTGGCGGGAATTTATTCCCGAAACAAGATCGCCTTCGATTATCCCGGTTGGCGGGAATTCTTTTCAAGAATTTCTGGCTCAGAATCCGCCATCGCCGGGGTCTTCGACCCCGATTCCAAGTATTCACTGCTTATGCAGTGTACGGTTGCGATTGCGTGTTTTGCCGCAGGGCAAAACATTAATATCCCTGACAAGGTTTTCAACCTTGTTAAGCCGGTCGTCGCCAACCATCTTGAGACATCTCCGATGTCTAAGGGTTTTCTGACAGTCGCCACCGGTATCATCGACGATCTCCTAGAGATGGTCGAAGACGACGAAGCCGCTTCTGAAGCCCAAGGCGAGAGCGGGCAGGGCGAGCAGGGCGAGCAGGGTGAGCAGGGCGAGGGCGAGGGTTTCGAGACTCCCGACTCCGCCACAGGTTCCGTTCAGGAACCTAAGGATTTTATCGGCATCGACCCTGACGAAGGCAGGGACAGTTTTTCGGTCGTTCCCGGAGGGAACGGGAAGTCCAAGTCCAACCCCGGAGGTTTTTCTCTTAACAGTGTTGACACTGTTAAGTTGAGTAGTTACACTCCGCATCCATACATGAAGGAGCAGCATCCCGACACCACTATCGAGGATGCTCAAAAGTATCTCCGATACTTTAATGATCTTCGATGGTCCGTGTCCAGACCGCCCGCCCCCGAATTCGGCATGAAGTCTGGAGACTTGGATGAGAATTCCCTGCACAGACTCGCCGGGATGCGGGAGACGAACGTGTTCTCTCGTCGTCCCGACGAGGGAATCGCCAAGGTAGCGGTTTCGTTGATCATTGACGGTTCCGGGTCCATGGCAATGGACCGCCGAATTGAAAACGCCAAGGCGGTAGCGTATGCTCTGGCCCGTACCTTCGGGGAAGACCCGAAGGTCAGACTTGACATTGTTGCACACACTACCGTACCTAGTTCCCCCGGAACTAGTTGTAACGGCAAGCATATTAACATCCAGATGCTTGAAGCCGATACTCCTGAGAGTATCCGCAACCTATATCCGATGGCTGAAAACGCTGATGGCTTCGCCATCGAGGAGGCGAATCGCCGAATCCGTAGGATTCGAGCGGCACGACATGGTATTATTTTGATTGCTGATGGTTGCCCTGCCTGCGGCTCGTACTACGGCGATCGTGCCAATCGGCATACTGCCGATGCCATCTCCCGAGTTCGTTCTTCAGGAACTTCGTTCCTAACTGTAGTCGTCGGGAACGGAGTTCCCAAGGCGACTGCCGATTTCATGTACGGAGCAGGTAAGTACGTTCACACCGACGACAGTGGCCCCCGTGCCGCTCACACGATTGGTCGTGTCGTCGCTAGTTTCGTTGGAGGAGTGTTTTGACACTCCTAAGATTCGTGCTTGGGTTGTTGCTTTTTGCAACAACGATCTTTCTAATCAATTCTGCGAATTGCCGTAGCAATTCGAGACGCAACGGTTCCCCAAAGGGGAACAAGGAGATTAATCGTGACTGACAAGAATGAGATTATTGAAACCTCCGCTACCGTCCTCAAGGAATTTGAGGACGGGTCCAAGATTCTTTCCGTTCCTAATCTTTGCGGTGCAAAGATGATCGAGGACAATTCGGTCGTGGTTCACACCAATTCGGATGGCGCGATTGACCATGTGATCCTCACGGTCAGCCGTCCGCAGTGGGTGGGGTATGCGGAATGGCTGGAGAAGCACGGGGTTATCTCCCGGATGCCGAGTTCTGTAGAACTCGATACGGTTATCCGAACCATTGCATCTTCGATGCATGTTCTTGTCGATGAATTCATCGCCAAGACAGGCTCGGAAGTGTCGGATCGACTTGGTGTCGATATGAGTAATATCGACAATCTTGAATCAACGATTAAGTCGGCGATGTTCGACGCCATTCTGAAGCGTGCCAAGTTTCAGCGTGGTCTTCGTCCTTCGGACGAAGTGTCGGTCTCTCATAAGATCAGAGATCTTATCGAGGACCAGTTGGATCTTCAGGGGTCCATGGTTGACGGGTTCGCGGATCTCGCCGACGCTCTCAAGTCTGGCGACTTGAGAGATCGCGATGAGATCTTCAAGGATCATGCGTCCCTTATGACCGATATTTTGGACGAGGTTCTTCCTGATTCTGATCCCGTTGGGATCACCATCAACGTCGTTCTTAGGCGAGTCCCGAACGATGTTCCATCCGAAACCCGTAGGGGTTTCGCTTTGGCTATCGAAGAGGTCGTACAGAAGGCGCATGATGAACAGGACGAGAATATTATCGAAAACGTCTTGCAGACGTTCGATAAGTTTGGCATTGAGCATGGCATCGTCGAAGACGATGATTGATTGAAAAACCTCCCCCATGCACCTTAGCGGGTGCATGTGGGCTTCCACACGCTCTCTCTCTCGCGTCCCCTCGTATGCTCTCATGCTGCGAGGGGATTTTTTTTGCTCCGTAGGAGCAGGGCAGGAATTTCGGGGGTTTGTGCTTGACAATCCATCGCCCCGTTCTACCTTGTAGGGGTCGCTTCGACGGTCGGAGCGGCGAGACAGCAACACGAATCGGAGATTCGGCATGCGAGAGACGACGCTTTGCTATCGGGACAAGCACGGGAACAAGAGGGTTCGCCGGAAGACCGCTTTGCGGTTCTTCCGAGGGAAGTCGATCCGCCAATTGCGGGATACGGTTGCGTACCTTCGTGGCTCCGCCGAGGACTCGTACTACAGCGAGATCCTCGATATTGTCCTTACGATCCTTAAGGATCGTTATAGCCGCCGTTGCCGAGGGAGGAATCGATAATGTTTGATCGATTTGCGATTTGTGAAGCGTACAGAGTCTATGCGACTCTGTTTCACGGGGGACAGGCCTCGGTCGAATACGAAGTATTCGCTAGGCTTAGTCGGATCGGCTACAGGCCATCTCCGATGGCATCGGATGACCCGCAGGATTTGTGCTTCGCGGGTCAGTATGTTTTCGAGCGTCTAGTTTCTGGCGAATCTTCGATTCGTCCTCGCTAACTTCAAGGAGAGTTCCATGAAGGATTTAAGGGTTGTTAGTGTTCTGATCGGAGATCAGACCCGCGAGGAAGCGAATATCCTCGCGAGGTACCTGATCGGGTGCAAGATCCCCCATGCGCAGTTCATGGGGGTTTGCATCACGAACGAACCCAAGGGGTTCGACATCCAATTCATTACGGATTGGGAAAACGTCGATACCGTATTCTACGGTATCGAGGAGGCGGTGGGCAAGTATCGGGATGCTGCCCCCCGCAGGTTCGCGTGGGGTCTCGCCTCGCGGGGTCTGAAAGACCCTTCGTGGGGAGACCTGATCTAACTAACGGAAAACCGTTAGTTCATCATTCAATTGCCCTGCGGTATTCTAAAGAATACCGTGGGGTTTTTTTTTTTGAATCGGCATTGTGACGAATGCGGGGGCACTGTGACAAATGCGCGGGCATGTTGACAAATGCGCGGGCATGTTGACAAATGCGCGGGCATGTTGACAAATGCGGGCGTGTGGAGGCCCGGTTTTCAATTCTTTCTGAAACACTTGAAAACCTTAGTTTTCAATTCTTTCAGAAACGATTGAAAGCCCGGTTTTCAATTCTTTTTGAAACGATTGAAAACGTCGCTTTTAGCAAACTCCGAATTCTTGCCGATTCTGTCGTTTTTGTCGATTAAAAAAAAAGTCGGGCTTACCTCTTGACACTCCCCCGATGGCATGCCATTCTTCCCCCGTCGATCGGCATCGTCGCCGGTCGGCATCAGCAACCCGCCCCATAGGGGCATGGAGAATCGCAATGAAGACCGTTCACTTCCGCATCGGTACCGGCAAGGGGTGGGGAGTCGGGACTAGAACCATCGACAGTCCCGATCCAATTCGGACGTTTCTAAGCATGGTCTCCGACTTGTACGGTCTCGCCGAGGGTTGGCGAGTCGCATCGACTGTAGACCCCTGCAAGGTTACGATTGAGGCAATTCGGACTCCCCACCCCGTCTCGAAGGAGTACGATCCGCCCCGAGTCTACGTCTCGGTCTTCGTCAAGACTGGCGAAGACGCCCATCGGGTTCTTGACGGGTTGGGCGACATTGCCGACGCTCTCGGCATGTACGCCGAGGGACACTCCTTCGACGATGACCCGATTGGACCGTTGACCATGCGATTGGCAAACGTCTTCGGTTGGTTCGCCTGAGACCCTGAGACCCCACCCCGAGACTCCCGGCAGTAGTTCGCCGGGAGTTTTTTTATGAATGCGATTCGCTATTGTATAATCCGTAGAATCCCCTCTGAGGCGTTATTCGTGGAAAGGGTAT